TATAAAGCAATTGAAGAAGTTTTAGATAAATCAAATCCATTTAATAAAATCATTGTTGTTCGTTCTGCTGTTCAAAGTAGAGAAATTGGTCATTTGCCCGGCGACGTTAATGAAAAGATGGAAATTTATCAACAACCTTATCGCCAAATATGTGAAACTTTATTTGGTAGAAAGGATGCATGGGATAGACTTGAAGAGCAAAATCATATTGAATTTATTTCAACTTCATTCATCCGCGGGATGAGTTTCGACGATGCAATTATTATTGTTGATGAATGTCAAAACATGACATATGAAGAAATTGATACAGTCATGACACGCGTAGGTTATAGATCCAAGATTATTTGGTGTGGTGACTATCGTCAAACTGATTTGAATAAAAAGAAGAATGACGTTTCAGGTATTTTGAAATTCTTTGATATTGCCCATCATATGAGCGCATTTACTAGAGTTGAATTTACAGTAGATGACATTTGTAGAAGTAGCTTGGTGAAAGATTATATTATTGCTAAATTGAAATATGAGGACAATTATCCACAAAATCTTTAGTTAAAGAGTATAAATAATTTAACTAATAGTAATTGGGTAATTACAAATGTTTCATTTTATATATAAAACAACTTCATCATCTGGAAAATATTATATTGGACGGCATAGTACTTTAAACTTAAATGATAACTACTTTGGGTCTGGAAAATGGGTTCGTTCAATAAAGGATAAATCACAATTAACACTTGAAATAATTCAATTTTGTGAAACATTAGATGAACTTAAAGTGTGTGAAGAACTTTTATTATTAGAACATGTAGGTAAAATTGATTGTATGAATTTTAATTTAAGTTCTTGTGGTTTTTCAACAGGAGAACTTAATCCTTCTGCTTCAGAAGAAGGTAGAAAAAGAATATCAGAACGTGTGAGTGGTGAAAATAATCCGGCAAAAAGGCCTGAAGTTGCAAAAAAGATTGCAAAAGCTAATCAACGCCCAAGGGGAAAATGGGAAAAGCCTATGTCAGAAGAAGGTAGAAAAAATATTTCTAAATCAAGAACAGGAATATCTTATTCTGAAGAAGGGAAAAAGAAATTAGTTAGAAATAGAAAAAAAACTTATGAAGAAAAAGGAATTAAACCATATGTTCCATCTTTTTCTGGACAAACTCATTCACAAGAAACAATTGATAAAATGAAAAAGAAAGCATTAGAATTACAATGTATTACTTGTAAACATTGTGGAACAATAGCTAAACCAGGTCCATTTGCACGATGGCATGGCGATAAATGTAAAATGATTAAGTACGAGGATTCGCTTGAATGATTTTTTAGTAAAAAAGTATTGTATAAATATTTAACCTTGTGATAAAATGTTTGAATGAAAACTTTTATACATCATAATTTTAAGTCGCTGGATCGAGAAGAAAACGAAAATGGTCGTTTTTATATTACTGAAAAGGGAAAATACCCTTCTGTAACCTCGGTTCTTAGTATTCTTAATAAAGACTCTATACTTGCTTGGAGGAAGCGAGTAGGCGAAGAGGAAGCAAATCGAGTATCTGCTAGAGCAGCATCTCGAGGAACAAGAATGCATACTCTTTGCGAACAGTTCCTTTTAACTGATGAAGATCCAGAATTTAAACTGGATGTATTTGGTGAAAAGGAACAAGGAGCGAAACTATATGAGTCTATAAAGAAGTATCTAAATAATATAGACAATATACACGCGCTCGAGTCTCCGCTTTATTCACACCATCTGCAAGTAGCAGGTACCGTGGACTGTGTTGCGGAGTACGAAGGAACATTATCTGTCATCGATTTCAAGTCTTCTTCGCGTTTAAAGACTCGAGACGATATTCATTCGTATTTTTACCAAACGGCAGCATACGGACAAGCTTTCTATGAACTTACTGGTATTGTTGTAAAACAATCTGTTATCATCATGGGTGTTGAAGATGATAGGCCATTAATCTTTGTTGAAAAAATCAAAGATTGGCTTCCCGAGTTCATGAATATAAGAAAACAATATAGAAAGCTGAAGGGCGTATGACCGAAAGGAGGCAATATGCGTACACTGGCAATCGCTTTATGCATTGGATTGTCAATGATTATTGGGAGTTCATTTGCTGAATATGAACAAACCAATCCAATTGATGTATCATATCACACATTAATTCCTGAAGTAAAAACCCAAGTTGATTGTTTAACGCAAAATATATATTATGAAGCAGGAGCAGAAATTACTGATGGATTACTAGCAGTAGCAATGGTAACAATGAATCGTGTTAATGATAATTTTGCACCTGATGTTTGTTCAGTTGTAAAACAAAAAACTGGTTCTATATGCCAATTTAGTTGGTGGTGCGAAGCTAGAAGAAAAATTCATTATGGTAATTATAAAAGAGCACAAGATATTGCAGTTCAAGTGTATTTGAATTATGGTTCAATGTCTGATATTACAAAAGGAGCAACATACTTTCATGAACAAAGTATTAATCCTGGTTGGAAAAATGTAGTAAAAACAGTAAAAATCGGACATCACATTTTTTATAAGAAGAAAGTTTATTATGTTAAAAAAGTTAAACCTAGTTTTGAACAGCAATTCAGATCCAACAAAGAGCTCGTTTATGCTTTTGATGGAGGATATATCACTCCAGTCATGCAAGCCAATAATTGAATGGATAATTGAATCTAATTTCTCCGAGGAGAGGCCAGAAGCGTTGAATCTAATGATCTGCTCTCCTGGGGGAGATTTAGCTGCAGCCTTTGCATTAATTGATGTTATGCGCGGTTCAGCAATCCCAGTACAAACTATTGGGCTAGGTGAAATTGCTTCAGCTGGACTTTTGATTTTCCTTGCTGGCGAAAAGGGTAAGCGTGTACTTACCCCAAATACATCAATACTTTCTCATCAATATGCATGGGGTGCAGTTGGTAAGCATCATGAACTAATTGCTGCAGCAAAGGAATATAGTAACATTGATCAACGATTGATTAATCATTATAAGAAAACCACTAGTCTTGATGAAAAACGAATTCGTGAAATCCTATTACCCCCTCAAGATATTTGGTTAAATGCAAAAGAAGCAAAAGAGTATGGTGTATGTGATTTGATTAAGGAACTTAAATAAGGACAATATTATGAATGAATTGATTTGTAAGCTTATTGCTGTTGTTATTATTTGTATTTCTACTTTAGTAAGTGTTTGTATTATATATGACAAAAAGAATACTGCCATCAGTAATGCAATTGAAATAGCAGTACAAAAGGGAATTGATCCAGTTGCAGTTCGTTGTGCTTTTGCTGCTGAATCAGATAATATTTGTATTGTTTACACACAACGTAAGTGAGGAATTATGGAAACGATTGAAATTAAGAAGGTACAAAACGGGTTTCATGTTGTAGTTAAGGATGAAACAGAGTTTGATGAAAAGGAATACGTCTTTGCTAAGGAATCTCAAGTTATTAAGTTTTTGAAAGAACAATTCAAAGAGGAATAAATAATGAATTATACTATGCAACATAATTGGAAACAGTTTGATTCTGTTTATCGTGACGATGATATCTTTTGTATTTTACGTAGTCGTGATGATGATTTAATTGCAGTATATGCTGAGCATTTAGTAGATGAAATGGATCAAGATGAATTGCATGAAATTGCATATGACCATATTGTCGATGCTTTATACAAATATTCGAATGAACAGTTGCTTGAAGAAGTAAAAGAATTTGCTCCACAACTTCTAGAAGACGGAGATTAATATGAATATTGTTACGGCAAGAATGATCGTTGATAGTTTATGTATTGAAAATCAATTATCATTTAATGATCAAATGCTTCATTTTGCTGAACACTATAAAGAATATTCTTTACAAGAAAGAACTGCATTTAAGACAATCTTAAAAGAAACTGTAGAGGAATCAGAAAAAAGCCTCATTTAACACGGAGACACACATGAAAAGAGAACAAATTCTATTACAAATTGCTGAGCGATTATGTAATAGAATAGAAGACCTTCCAGCTTGGGTAAATGATGAACCAATTAAATCATATACACAGCACAAAGAAAAAGTAGTACAAGACAATTCGCCAAGCCGTTATTATTGGAACTCATACGAATAGTCTAAAATAGTTGTTTACATTTAATTTCTAGTATTGTATAATCATTCATACAGTATTTGGAGGTGATATATGAACGAAGTAGACAATGATTTATTTAAGTTTATTGAATTTTGTATTGAAGAACCAATTATTGTAATGTCACGTGAAGATGCTATGGAAGAAGCTTTGTGTGATATGTTTACGTGCCCTAAAGCATTCAATCCAGAATTTCAAGGCCAATGATTATTCATGCTCATATTCCAAAGCGTAAGCGTAAGCTTAATTCTAAACATCGTCAGCAAAAAGCTGCTTGGGAAGAACTTCTTAAAAAGCATAAAGTAGATCCCAAAGCTAAATCAATTTCTACAGCAAAGATCCCGGAATATAAAATTCCGGTAAATAGGTCTACGCACCATATTCCATCAGTTGATTCATGGAATGGTTCAACTACAAAAAAAGAAACCATTCATTATACTGGTGACGCAATGATTGGCATTTCAACATTGCATAAGTCAAATGCAGTTCCAATCTTTAATAAAGATGAAGCAGAAGCAGTCTCGAAAATGAGACGTGGATGAACGTATTTGTATTTTATGTGTTTCTAGTAACAAATACTGGAAACTTTACTGTACCAATCGAAGAGTTTGATAAGTTTGAACAATGTGAAGCATATATGCATAAAAATCATAAATTGTTTAAAAAAAACCTAGAACCAGTTGAACAAGTTGTCTTTAAAGGTTCTGGTTGTAAAAAGCAACGGAAGCCGTAATATGGCAATTCAATTTAATAATATTGATTACGATAACGATGATGATGACCCCTATCTAAGTAATCTAATAGATGAATTGAAAGATGCAAAGAAATATCAAAACTATTTAATATCAATAGTTGAAATGATTTATCAAAAACGTCGTAACAATGTTGATTATGATAAAGAGCTTAATCAACTCATTTATGAATTAATTGGAAGACAGTAATGAAAGTATATTTTTCCAAGTATCGTAATCATTGGTTTAGTCCTTATACTATTTGTGAAAAGCTGTGTTGGTGGCGTGAAATCGACTATAATGAACCTTGGGTAAAAAAGGTAAATCGAATTCTTAATCCTATCTGTGTTGGTCTACAGAAGGTTTTAGACTTTGTTCATCCAGAAATTCGCTATGTAAAGATTGATAGTTGGGATACTTGGAGTATGGATAATAAATTGACTCCTATTATCCTACCTATGCTCAAACAACTAAAATCGTCTCAACAAGGATCTGGATATGTTGCAGATGAAGATGTGCCAGAGCATTTAAGGTCAACCGCTGCACCTCCTAAAGAAAATGAATGGGACACCGATGATCTTTGGCATGATCGATGGACTTGGGTGTTAGATCAAATGATTTGGAGTTTTGAACAACTTGATACAGATTGGGAAGCACAGTTTCATTCTGGTGAGTATGATATCTATTGGGAAAAAACCAGAGAAACTTCATTTAATTCTATCACTAATAAAATGGAAGGCATTAGTGAAATGAAACATGGTCCTAATCATACTGCGCAATTTGACTTAGAAGGATATCGAGCACATAGTGAACAAATTGATGTTGGACTAAGACTTTTTGGAAAATATTTTCGATCTTTATGGTCCTAGCATATGTACATTAATTGCAAATAAGGATATAATTACTCTACAGTCAAACAAAAGGAGTAGTTGTGAATTACACTGAAGATCAAATCGCTGAAGTTCGTAATATTCTTGGTGCTCTTGTAGAAGAGTTGAGTGATCAACAGATTTCAAATATGCTTGACATTATGCAAGCTTGTGACTTTAACAAAGATCTTTTTGATAAGGTGGTGTCCTAATGCGTAATAAGCGTAAGTATATGATCCGCGTCTTCATGCCAAATGGTAAGATGACTCTTGATGTCTTTCCTAATAAAGATGACGCTGAAGCAATGGTTCAAATCATCAACTTTTCGCGTAAGACCACAGGTTGCTGGGCTCGGTTTGAAGGAGTTGCAAAGTGAACCGCGATGACATCATCCGTATGGCGCAAGAGGCTGGGTTTATACGAGTCATGCAGGTCTACGAAGACGGTTCAGAAATTGTCACGGTCGCGCCAATCGAAGAACTCACACGCTTTGCCGAACTAGTCGCCGCTGTCGAGCGTGAGGAATGTGCTAAATGCGCTGAGACATATGCTTACATGAGTGACAACTTCAACGCTTTGGCGGCGGAAATTCGAGCGAGGGGGAAGAAATGAATTACACTTTAGCAGAACAAATTGCAGATAAACTAATTGAACAGTTTGATTATGAAAAAGTCTATTGTCATATGGAATATGACAAGTGGGTTTGGATTACTCCTAAACGTATTGGTGTACCTTCAATTCAAGAGATGAAGGAAACAAATCGTAAATATCTTCTTGAAACTTATAATACAGCATTAGATAAACTTAATAAGAAACTAAATAAGAAAAAAACAACAGCCCGAATGACTACCGGTGGTTATGTTTATGAAACTACAGTATATCGTAGTGAAGAAAGACCATATATGCGCTTGTCATTTGTTTTAACTGATTGTGATAATTACAATTAACTAACCAAGGAAAAGCAAATGAAAGATAAAATCGATGGTTTTGGAAAACTAATTCTTGTTTTTCTTGTATTGTTTTTTGTAATTTGTATTACTGGAATTAGTTTTGGTCTTCATGAGAAACTATCATGAAGGATGAAATAGCTAAGTATATTGTTGCTGGGCTTTTTGTGCTCATGTTAACAGTTGTTAGTATTGTTGTTATTGTAAATCTTGGCATTTTAACATTCAATGTAATTTTAGGTTAATTATATGAGTCTTATTGGATTGATTGTTTTGTGTATTGTAATTGGTATTTTTATTGGCAGACTTAAATAAGGATAAATGATGAGTAAAGAAATGATTTGGGTTGATCCTCCGGGTGGTTGGGCATATGGGTTTCCTAAGCTATGGAATCAAGAGGGTTGTTGTACTCAATGGCTTGTTGATAATGGTTATCCTCAATCTGAAATTGATAAGCTAAATGATAGTTTTTATTGCCGTATGTGGGTTGCCACTGGAACTGAAGAACTAACTTAATATTACTTGGTGACATATGAAAGCCGAAATTAAAATGGTAATCGATATTCCAGAAGATTTTGATTACCTTGAAGGTGGAGTAGAAGATTCTGCATGGATTGCAATTAAGCATTTTGCAGAATTGCAACATCAAGCAAAAGCTGAAGATCCTAATGCCGAACTTTCATTCTATCATAAGAAGTGGGCAGAAATTATTCATGACGCATCATGGTCATTTAAAGAAATTTGACATGAATAAGAACCAATTAATCAAGCTGCACCAAGAATTAGTAATTAAGCGCATGCATCTAGATCGATTTTTTTCTGATTTTCTTACATACAATGATCTAGATGACGATGATACTGATACGTATCAATGGAAGATGTACAAAAATAAGCTTAAAGAATATAATGATATTGCTTATCAAATTAAAGCAATTGAATACAAGATAAAGAATACACGATGATTGACAATAATAAACTATTTAAGAATTCAAATGAATTTTCACTTCATATTGAAAAGCTAGTATTAGCAACTAATATGACGCATATGGATGCAGTACTTAAGTACTGTGAAGACAATTTGCTTGAACCAGATGAAGTCTCTAAGATGATAAATAAATCACTTAAAGAAAAGATCGCAAATAATATGCGTGAGTTGAATTTCTTACCAAAGAAATCATCAATCGAACTATAATATGGATGGATTTAGGGCTTATCGGTTTTATCTTGCACTTAAGCTTCACTTCACCACTGAAAAGTATAATGTATTTGAATCAAAGGGTGCAGTGAAGACTAATAAAAGCAAATTTGAATTGCGAAATGACCGATTTATTTTTGATAAAATTGCCAAAAAGTTTAGTTCTGAAAAAGAACTAATTCAATTTATGGCTAGTAATTTTATTTATGGTAATCAGAATTTTGTATATTCTGGTCCTGAATCAGATGATAATTATATAGAATGGCAAAGACGAAAGCAATCAATTACTAAGATTCTTTCTGATGATTGTCAAAAGATACTAACTGAAGCAGAAAAACAAAATTATTCTGCTTATGATATCTTTTATTGTACAAAAAATGTAGCTCCATATATAATATATCTATATGCGGCTAAACAAATTTGCATTGAATCAGTCTGTATTTTAGATGAAGCATTGCATTTTACCCAAGAATGGAATAGTTCTACTGCAGTGATGCTTCTACTTGGGGATGAAGTACGACGGATCCAAAAATCTAAAGGCTTCATTAAATATGATGTATCAAAAACTGCAGGCATTATTAACAATTTACAGCAGGAGTTAGTACTGAATCAAAATGGGTAATACATATCGTAAACAAAGTCGTAAGTTTGATGATGAAGTTCAGTCAAGTCGAGGTGGTAAACACTCTCAACATTCCAATAATCGTCGAAGTAATGGTATTCCTATCATTAATGTTTATGACGATTGGACTGAAGATGATTTTGATGAACTAGCTAATGATATATTTCTTCATGAAGATGATAAATAAAGTTGAGGGAAACCTCTTATACATCGCAATACTACGTTAATACTACGCTTATACAAGGAACTAATATGGATATCAATTCACTACGCAAGATGCGCAATTCTGACTTTTCAAAGATCGCTCAAGAATTTGAAAAGACTGCAAATCCACAACAAACACAATCATACGAAGATACCCGCTTCTGGAAGCCAGAACGTGATAAGGCTGGTAATGCCCAAGCCACAATCCGATTCCTCCCTCGAACTGAAGGCGATGAGCTTCCATGGGTAAAGATCTTTTCGCATGGCTTTCAAGGCCCAAGCGGAAAGTGGTATATTGAAAACTCACTTACTACTCTTGGTCAAAATGACCCAGTTGGTGAACTAAATTCCAAGCTTTGGAACTCAGGTTCTGAGGCAAATAAGGATCTTGCACGTAAGCAAAAGCGCCGCCTTCATTATATCTCAAATATCCTAGTTGTATCTGATCCTAAGCATCCTGAGAATGAAGGTCAAGTATTCTTGTTTAAGTATGGTAAGAAGATTTTTGATAAGATTATGGATAAGGCACGTCCAACTTTTGAAGATGAAGAACCAGTAAATGTCTTTGATTATTGGGAAGGTGCTAACTTCAAGCTTCGTATGAAGACAGTTGAAGGTTATCCTAACTATGATCAATCAACATTTGCAGAACCAAGTGTTATACTAAATGATGATGAAGAAATTCTAGAAGTTGCTAATAAGCAGCATAAGCTATCAGAGTTTCTTGATGCTAAGAACTTTAAGTCATATGATGAACTAAAGAAGAAGCTTGATATGGTTCTATCTGGCGAATTTATTGGTATGACAGCAGAAGAAATTGCAGAGCAAGAGGATCGCCCAGTTATGGAAGCACCTCAACCTGCAGCTAAGCCACTAGTAAAGGTTGCTAGTAAGCCATCTAAGGTTGTAGAAGTTACTGATTCAGACGATGATGATGTACTTTCATACTTCCAGTCTTTGACCGAAGACTAAGTTTTAGTTTAATCAAAATAGGCCAGAATTTTTTGTTCTGGCCTATTTACTTTTATTTGTCTTGTTGATATAATATTTCTAATGAATAAGGAAATAAACATGAACAAGATTGAACAAGCAGTTGCTCCGCTAAAAAATGATGCAATCAAACGTGCTGAAGAAAAAGGCCAAGCAATGATTGCAAATCATCTTGAAAATCTAGAAAAAGCAGGTTGGGATTTAAATGTTGTTGCCCCGCGGCCACATACTATGATGGATCGCAAGTCTTATAAAGAAAAGATGGCATTACATAATATGATTCGCCAATTGACTTCTTCAAATACTCCGACTTGCCGAATAAATGATCCTGACATTCGTATTCGGAATCGTCAAGCTGAGCAGCGTCTTCTTGATCAAATTAAACAAGATGCTGCATTTGATTATGAAAAGTTTGTTGCAAAGCTGATTAAGAAAATTGGTGATGTTGATGAAGCTTCTCTTTCCGGTAATCACGTCTGGGGTTATTCACTCCTAACCGTGAAGAAAGGTGATCAAACTGAACATTGGAGAACTCAACAAATTATTAATGTATCAGTTCTTGGTAAAGTGTTTAACCAATGGCCTACTCGTCAAGTTAAGTGAAAGGAAACTATATTATGCAAAGCCAATATGATGCACGTCAACTAATTACTCGATCGATTATTGGTGACTATATTGCAAATGGTGTGACTCATCAACATATTATCGATTCGAGTTATTGCCTTGATGCTCCAGATCGTTTTCCTTCTGGTTCTGTATTTTTTGGTAAGTACAGCAATGGTCCTGTTATGCTTACAGTTTCTCGTGAACGTTAAACATAACGTGTCTTAAGATACATCATCAATGTTGAATCAGCATTTCTAATTGGAGTTTTAATAATAGCATTTTGTGAACTATTATTTACTTGAGTTGGTGCATTAACAATAGTTGGAGCAGCTGAAACTGAATTTGTATTCATTTCGGCCGCTTTATTTTCCATTGATTTATTATAAATTGTTGCACTTGGCGTAGTAAGTGATTGTGATCTTGTATCAGACTTTTGTATAATTTCTGCAGTTTTACTATCGATTGCTGAATCAATAAGTTCTAATTTACGATTATAACTTTCTTGTGACATAGCGCTATTACCAATAGGGCCACGAGATTCTACCTTTTTTCTATAATCAATTAATTGCTCTTTTGACATAGAAGAAAGATCGCCACTATTTTTGGGCCCAACAACAGATTGTAATCCTGTCATTGGTGCTTTTTCGGCCATTGCTGGTCTTGCAGTTGGCGTTATTCCAGCGGCTGATGTTGTAGTAGATGTTGCTGCTGTTGGTGCTGCAGTTGGTGAGGCCTCAGTAGCTGGTGTAGCTGCTGGTGTAGCAGTAGCTGCTTGTTCTTTCTTAAATGGTTGCCATGGCCCGATTTGAACCTTCTTACCAAATAATTCAAAACCAATAGCTGGAATTTGAATATTTGATAAAATATCAGCAATTGAACTAAATATATTCTTAATTGTATCTATTGGTGCTTGAATAAAGTCATTTACAATCTTTTCAATTGAAAATGATTTAAGAATATTTTTAACGTTATCAAATCCAAATAATCCAGCAACATATGCCGCAGCATCTTTTAATAGATCTAATGGGCCAGTTATAAGCGAACTTAAAAATCCCTGTAAAGCGCCCTTTATTCCACCAATTATACCATCCTTTTTAAAGCCTTCGATAGCACCCTTTACAGTATCCCATAATGTCATAATGACAGTAATTGGATAAAATATTTTGCCAACTATATTAGATACAACACCAATTTTAGATGCAAATGCACCAATATATTCCGTTATTGCTGAAAATGTTTGCTTAATTGAACCAACTGCTTTACCCATTGGGCCAGATAAAGCATCTTTAATTAAATTAAATGCATCAACAAATGGTTCAGCAAATCTTCCAAGAATGTCTATTAATTCTTTAAAGACTGAAGTTACTGACTTTATTTTATTATTATCAAATAATTTCTTTACTGAATTTGATAATTCAGTAAAGAAATTTGAAACTAAATCAATTTGAAAACTTATTCCAGTAAATATTCCTGCTATTTTTTTTCTTATAGCAAGAGACAAATCTTTACCGATATCACTAATATCAGAAAAATACTTAGTAATACCTGAAACAACATCTTGAACCGATTTAATTCCATTTTTAATTGGAGAAACAGACATTGCTATATCTTTAAATACTTTAGAAATAACTTTTAAAGTGTCAATAATAACTGAAGAAAATAACTTAATAGCCTTAATTTGGCCTTGAACTATACCTATTGCTGAACCAATGGCAATAGCTAAGCCTGTTCCTAATAAACCTAAATTAGGTCCAGCTGTTTCTTTTGACTTGTCTTTCGATAAATCTTTTAATGAAGATAAACCTTCTGTATTTTTTTCAATCTTTTCAAGTAGATCTACATTTTTTTCTTGAATTGCAGTTTGTTCAATTTGCTGTTCTTTTGTATTATCTAATTGTCTTTTTTCTTCAGTTACAGTAGTTGGTTGAATTTGTGGTGTAATACTTGATATTTTAGAAGAAACAACATTTGTATTCTTCTTTAACATCAAATCAGTTAACATTGATAGCTGCTTAGTATTCTTTTCAATTGCATCTATTAACTTTGATATATTTGTAGATTCTAATATTGGTTTATTTGTAATAGCTGGCTTTTGTGGTTTAGATATAATTTGGGCTTCACTTGACTCTTTAGCAAATTCTGCTTGCTTTGCTGCAATTTGAGCTCGCATGAACTCACTCATTTGAATATCACCCTTTTTCTGGGTTGATATAATATCAGCAAGAGTTAGTGGTTTATTTTTGTCAGCCATTTTTAACCTTTATTTAAAAGCCTTTCCTTTTCTTCTTCAAGATATTTCGTCAATAATGCAATATAAATTTCTCTCTCAAACGGTATCATCTCTTCGATTTCTGTTAATGAATATTTGTGATATTGTAATAATGCAAAATTCATTTTATAATAATTAAAGAGCGTCTCATGTGAGAGAGCTACTAGAAAAAACTGTTAAGTCCCTCCAATACCTTTTCATGATGTTTATTACATACTGGACAATTGTATTGAATATTTTTTGATAACTTTGGCATTGTGTCAAAGAATTTTTGAATTTTCATAAATTGATCAGAAGTTAAATTATTTAAAAATTCTAAAAGTTCTGATTTTGTTTGTTCTTTAGCATGAAATACTTCTGTATCTGTAAAGATATAATCAATACATTCAACAATAATATTAAATGCTGAATCAATATCTGATTTATCTAAAGACTCTAAACGTTGAATAATTTCCATTGTTGGATATTTCATCATTACACCAACATCATCATATAAATCAATCTTTGGATTATGTTCTGTCGATTTTTCTACTTCAATCTTTGTTAAATCAATCATTACTTTACTAACTGCTTTTTCATCTGCACATGTGTCGCAATGTAATAATAATTCAACAACTTCACCAACAGACTTTGAACGTAATTGAATAAAAATATATTCTAAATCAAATGATGAAAGCTCATTAAAATTAATAGAATCCATTGTGCATGACTTAATTACTTGCTTTAATGAGTCAAGCATAACAACAGGATCTTCGGATTGCTGTGCAATTAATAAAGCCTTTTCATCTTTAATTAAAAAGGGTCTAAATTTTAATTGCTTACCAGTTGATGGTACTGTTAAATTATAAATTGGTGCTGAGTTTATAGGTAACGCCATAATTATTCCCCTGTATTCATTTTTTTAAGTAATTGCGAAAGTTCATTGGTACTTCCCAAAAATATCGAATTATTTGTAACTGTTTTTACTTCTTCTTTTTTTGTCACTTTACCTTCTAGCTTTTGCATCTTTTCATGAAGCTCTAATAATTTATCATTAACATCAGAAATATTTTTAATTAAACCACCAACAACTTCAAATGCACGTGGATGTTCTGAAGATTTTGCAACCTCGAGTGCATGATTTAATGCTTCTTGACCTTGAATTAATAGACCATGAAGATTATTTCTAGATTTCTCATAATCATAATCAATCATTTCATTTTTTGTATCATGCTCAGGCACAACAACTTCACCAGATGAAGTAATTACCTCACCTTGTTTTATTGGCTCAACGTCAAAGATTTGAGACAAATTATCATCTATTTTCACGCTTTATCTTCTTCCGTATTTTGGGTATTCTTATTTTGTATTGACATATTAGCAATTTTTTCTTGTCCGCGTGACCATGCTGATATGCCAAGTATAGCTCCCATTGCAATATGATATAATCCAGCACCTTGTAAAGTTAAAGGTACCCATTGTGATGTTATAGCACCGCCTTGAGTTATAGCTTGTGCAATTGACCATAAAATTGGTGCAATAACAAAATCAAATGCACATGTTATCATATACGTATATGCAGCCAATGGCCTCCATTTACGATTCATCCAGTCTTCAAATATTGGGGAAGGTTTTCTTGTCATATTAGAATTGTGGAAAGTTACGTACAGTATCCACATCTAGATTTGGCGATATTGCAGTATCATCAAATGGACTAATATTTGTAAGATTACCTGGACTATTAAGAGCTTCTAATGTATCATTATTTGTGCCATTAATATCTTCAGCCGATGATCCAGTAACCCAATAACGATATTGCATATTAACGTCAAGAGTCATAATATCTCTTGATGAATAATCCATTTGAATTGAACCAATTGATTTTGGATAACATTCAAACAATTTAACATAATATACTTGAGTTTCATTTTTATCTAAAACTTTTACTGTAAGATCAGTAGTATAATCTCTATAGTAATTAAATTGTCTTGTACCTGGATCTTGGATTGAATTTATCCATGAATCAAATAAACGCTTTGTATCCATTGTTGTATCAACAAGAAATGTCATATTTACATTATCAAATGTACGTTCATATGGCATCTCTCGGAATTCACCATATGTTCTTGCTTGTTGTGTAGAAATGGCCATGCCTGGAATAGTAACTCTTTCACAATGCAAATGTACTGTTTGTAAATCACCATTAAATGTGCTAGCAATTGTTTTTGGCAACGCAAAATCAACTTCATATCGATTCAATGGCATTATACCATTAGTTTTAATTGAAGCGATAAATTCGTTTAATGTGCTCATTTATTAAATGCTCTTTTTGATTCTTGCCATACAGTATATTTATTGGACCCAACAAATGTTTCTACTGGTAACATTAATGCTGTAGCCCAATCTTCGGGTGATATTTTTCTAAATGGTGAACGAACGTGCTCAGTTAAATATTGTTTAATACAAATTTCTGCTGCTTTATATTTTGACACACCATCAATTAATGCCCAAGAATATCTTAATTTTGTAGTATCATCCATTGCTTTATTATTTGCAAAATACATTAATCTATCCATTAATTGAAATCGCATTTGATATGGTAAATAATGCATATTTAAGCCAATAAAACCACCAGCATATTTTTTATATGGCAATAATAAAGGAAATCTATCCCAATATGGTAATGTATCTTTATGCTTTGCATCATAGAGAAACATATACATATTACCAGGTAATATATTTGTAGTTAAATCTTCACCACGAATTAATTGACCTGGAGAAATTCTTTGCTTTTGTAATAAAAGCGATTGTTGCTGAAACCATGCTTGCGATTTACGAGCAGCATTCTTTAGATTATATTTGTTTTTCTCAAATACATCTTTAAAATTGGTTTCATTTGTCATAAAATAAATTGTACATTAATTCCAGGATTGTTTATATTTACTTATCGGGGTCTTCAGTAATATATATTTATAGCTAATTAAAAAATATCTTTTTCTGTAATTATCTTAAATTCCCATCCCATTGCTTTACTGTATTGTTCTGCTGCTTTCCACTTTGATTGATTTTTAATAAAAGTCATCGATTCAGTTATATACCTTCTTGTTTGTTTACCCGGAAACTTAGGTGGTTCTGTTTGTCCATAAGGTTTAACTTCTATTAAATAAGTCTTAATAGAACCGTTAGAAGTCCTAACTTTAATTTTAAAGTCCGGAAAATACCGATGTATTTTATTATCTGTACCACATCGGTAGGGTACAACTATTTCTTCTGATGACCACCCAATTACATTTGGGTTATTATCAAACCAATTCATGACCCTAAGCTCCCATGAGCTCCGATAATAAATCTGAGTCGGATCCCCTTCGTATTTATTGGGATTTTTAGGAGTAAATTTGCCTTTGTAGTAATTCATAATTAATTGGTAATTATTGCTATAAATATATATTACACAACTAGTATTATTAGGATAATAATGGCATTTAATCCCAATGCGTCATACTATGATGAATCTTATCAAAAAGCTGATTTAAATATCAATGATAAGATTCAGGACATAGAAAATATTAAATCCTCCAGAACTACGTTCTCGGAGAATGGTGACTATCGCGTTGATAATTTAATGTATCCTGAAGATCTATTAAGTGCTAATGGTTTTCCTAAGCATAATAGATCTGGTAATACCGAATATGGCAATAATTATGTCATATTTTATATTAATGTAAATGCTAGTTCAAAGCTCTTAACAAATGATAAGGGCGGTGATATGACTATTCCTAATTATAATCCATCAGATATTAATACTCTTGCAGGAAAGGGTATTTCCGAAAAGCAAGTTATAGCAACTTCTGCTGGAATTTCTGCATTAGCAGGTGGAGCAGCAGGAAAGATTTTATCTGGCGATTTAGCTGCAGCTACTAGCGCGGCTGTTGCTGGTGGTGTTACTGCTATTGGTGTTGGTGCAATTGCTGAAACTGCTGGTACATTTACGCGACAAATGAAACGTTTGCGCGCAGCAATTGCAATGCATACACCTAATCAAATATCAACACGATATAGTGCATCATGGACAGACGAAGATACAAATATGTTTCAAATGGCACTAAAGGGTGTTGATACATTAACAAAAGCTGCATCAGAATATAAAACAGTAAATACTATTGGTGATGCTAAAGATTCTACTATGCGTGCAGGTAGTACAATAGCAAAAGAAGCTGCACCTTTACTTGCTACTGTTGCTTTAAGTTCTGCACCCGGGAAAGATGCTATTTCTACTATAACTGGTTTAGCAGTTAATCCAAAGAAAGAACAAATCTTTAAAGGTGTTGATTTTAGAACATTTACATTTGATTATCAATTCTTCCCCAGAAGAAAAGAAGAATTACAAAATGTGCAAAATATCATTTATATGTTTAAATTGCATATGCACCCAGAATTTAAAGACAAAGATAACTTCTTGTATCTATACCCTTCTGAATTTGATATTGTCCATTATAATGGTGTTGATGAAAACTTAAATTTACCACGCCATACATCTTGTGTATTAACAGAAATGGTAGTTAATTATGCACCACAAGGACAATTTACTTCATTTGAAGAAGGTGCACCAACACAAATTAATATGACTCTTACCTTCAAGGAGCTTTCACAGCTTACGAAGGAGCGGATCCAAGAGGGATACTGATGTACTTTAAAAACTTTCAAAAAATATATTATGACTATAACATTAATGGTGAAAAAGAATTAAAGGTTGTTACTGATATCACCAAAAATGTTAGATTTAGAAAAGAAGTTTTGTCTAATATTTCAGCATATGATTATTATGATATTAAAGACGGTGAAACACCAGAGATTATTGCTGAAAAAATCTATGGCAATCCAGAATATCATTGGATTATTATGCTAGCAAATGACAAATATGATTATTTGTCAGATTTTCCATTAGATACCCATAAGCTTGAAAAATTTATTAATGAAAAATATGGTGATAAAGTATATGGCATTCATCATTATGAAAATGGTAAAGGTTTAGTTGTAAATTCATCTTATCCTGGTGCAGTATCAGTATCTAATTATGATTATGAGATAAGAATAAATGAATCAAAACGAAAAATAAAAATTGTTTCAAAAGATATTATAAATTTAATATTAACTAATTTAAGTAATCTATGAATCCAACTGATTCAAATAGTATTAGATTTGCTGGTGATGTTAATATTGAATATATTAGTGTAATTACTTCAACTGGTCTAGTACATAATATTAAAAACCAAGTAATGGCAATTGAGATCTATGAAGATCTTTTTTCGCCATTTATTACTGGTGTCATTAACATTAATGAATCATATGATTTTATTAATGTATTACCTTTTATTGGCGAAGAATATATTAATTTATCAGTTTTTACTCCATCATTTGGTAATGCAGATCATATTGAAGGGCAATTTTATATTTACAAAGTATCAAATCGACAAATATTAAATCTTCGTACACAAATATATCAAATTCATTTTATATCAAAAGAAGCAATTGTTGATTTAAATAAAAATGTAAGTAAGTCATATCAAGGTAAAGTATCTGATATTGCAAAAGAAATTTTAACAAATAAAATAGATGGTCTTGAAACAGAAAAGAAAGTTAATATTGAAGCAACTTCAAATACTACAAAATTCATTTCAAATTATTGGTCGCCTGTATCATCATTAAATTATATTGCTGGTACTGCTATTAGTTTAGATAATGCATCAAATTATATTTTCTTTGAAAATAGACGAGGTTTAAATTTTGCTTCACTTGATACATTATATAAACAACCATCTTATATGAAATTTGTTTATGATAATTACTCACGTGATTATCGTGCAGATGGCGGTTCTATTATTGATTTAAATAAAGACTATTCAAGATTATTAGATATTGATGTTCCAAATGTATTTGATTATATGGACAGAACTAAATCTGGTATGTACGGATCAAAACTAATTACATTTGATACAACAACAAAAAGATATGTAGTTAAAAATTATGATATGCTTAAGGACTTTGATAATAACTATCATTTAAATAGATATGCTGCGGTGTCAAAGAAAAATATATCAAATCCAAATGCAATGATAATTAATTATCCAAAGGCATATGCATCACATACTGGTTATACCGATGTAACAAATGCTTCAATTATTCAAAAAAGAATTTCTAGATTAATGCAAGCTGAATCAACAAAGATTCAAGTTACTGTAATGGGAAGAACTGATTATACAGTTGGTATGATTGTTGAATTAGATTTAAATAAAATGCAACCCATTCAAAAGAATGAAGATGCAAAAGATAATATCTTTTCTGGAAGATATATTGTATCTGCTATTAATCATTATATTAATAGAGATAAACATGAATGTTCAATGGAATTAATTAAAGACTCATATGTCGTGGATTTTAATAATAGATCATGAATAATAATTTTTATATTGGTTGTGTCGAAAATCGTAATGACCCACTTAAACTAGGTCGATGCCAAGTTAGAGTTGTTGGCCTACATACGATTGATAAAAATAAAATCAAGACTGAGGATTTGCCATGGGCTCATCCAATGTTACCAATTACTTCTGCTTCGATGTCAGGTATTGGTCATGCTCCAACTGGTCCAGTTGAAGGCACTTGGGTAATTGTAATGTTCCGCGATGAGGATTGTCAATTACCAATTATGGTTGGCACAATTCCTGGCATTCCACAAGATAATTCAGAAGCCGATGGCATTATCTTAAAAGATGATTCTGGTAAAACACCAATTTTATCACAACAAGTAGTAGCAAACCAAGATAATCAAGCAGTTGTAACGTCTGATCCAAATGCCGGCACCACTGCACCAGCATCAACTGCTACACCATCTACTGATATTCCAACAGTACCACCACCAGATTGGAAAGGTGATAGGTCAAAAGCATCGGCGGGTATTAAAGCATTACTTGCAGCATGTGATAAAGCTGGTTTAACAACGCGTGAACAAAAATGTTCCGTATTAGCAATTGCAGGTGGTGAATGCGGTTGGATTCCCCAAGAAGAAGGTTATTCATATTCTTCTGCTGGACTTCAATCAACATTTAAATCAACATTTTCTGGTAAACCAGAATTAGCTGATAAGTATGCACGCTGGAAAGGCTCAAGACAAGATTTCTTTGCTTTTGTTTATGCACCTGAGAATAATGGTCGACAACTCGGTAATACACAAACTGGTGATGGTGGCAAATTCTTCGGTCGTGGCTTTAATCAAATTACAGGTCGTGCTAATTATACAAAATATGCCAAACTATCAGGCGTAGATATTTTAAATAATCCTGGAATCCTTCAAACTGATCTCGATAAAAGTGCTTATGTTACATGTGTAATGATTAAGGACAAAACGTCAAAGTCAGTTAATGCATCTGCAAATCCAGATTGGTTCTTTGCCGCAAAGAAAGCAAATGGTAATGATACCGGTAATGGCGCAATTGTTAGAACTAGGTATTATGAATATTTTTATGGTACACAAGTAGAAGCATCACAAACTGAAGAAAAAACTGCAGGTACTAATATTAATCCAAATAGTACTGGTGCTAATGCTGGTCAATATGACATCGGTGAATTAGGCTTCCGTGATCCAAATAATAAGTACCCACTTAAGAGTTTTGTGCATGAACCAGATGTTAATCGTTTAGCACGAGGTATTAAGAAGGGAACAATTGTTCCAATTAAAGAAGCAAATAGAGTACTTGGCATTAAGAAGGCACTTAGTAAAGAAACATATGATGAGCCAACATCTCCATATGCAGCTAAATATCCATATAATCATGTCATTGAAACTGAATCAGGTCACGTTCAGGAATTTGACGATACACCAGGCATGGAAAGAATAAACACCTTTCATAGAAAAGGTACATTTACTGAAATCGATGCAAATGGTACAGAAGTTCATCACGTTGTTGGTGACAAGTATACAATTGTTGATCGCAATGGTTGTATTTACATAACAGGTGAATGTAACTTATCGGTTGATGGTAACATTAATATTCTTTGCCAATCAAATGCAAATATTGAAGTTACTGGTGATGCTGAAATGCAAGTTGGTGGTAATTATAATCTCGGTGTTGCCGGTAATATGAATGTCGGTATTGGTGGTAAGCTTAATGTATTATCAAAAGGTAATATGACATTCCAAAGTTTAGGCTCTGGTAATATTATTACAGGTAAAGATTTAAATCAATTTTCAACTGGATCAACTAATATTCGAGCTGCGGGTAATTTTGCGGCGGATGCATCGATGATCTTTATGAATAGTGGTAAAGCAAAAAGCCCGTCAACAATTAATGTTCCAATTCCAGCAAATGGTACTCCATTAAATAAAACGGTTCCATATACAATTCCACCATCAACAGAAGGTGAAGAAGTATTTACATTTGAATCGGAAGAAGATTGGAAAACACCTCAAGGTATTGCTGCAAAGGAAGCTATTGAAAAGAAATATGGTAAGCAAACACCAGAAAATGTTCCTGCTCAAGATCAAGTAACAGAAACAAGCGGTGGAGCAAAAACAAATACTGTTGCATCATGTACTGTTATCTATAATACCGAAGACTTTAATGATAGCTTTAAACTGTCAGATAATTTTAATCTAGGCATGCTATATGACCATGCTGGTAATCATAAATTAGTTAATCAATGTGGTTTAACTAAGCAACAAATTATTTGTAACCTTTCACAATTATGTCAAAATATTCTTGAACCTGCATTATCAATTCTTCCGGGCGGTATTAAAGGTTATGGCAAGCAATGGACAATTAATTCAGGTTATAGACAATTATCAAATGGTGTTGGTAGTTCAACTTCTGATCACCCATATGGTAGAGCAATAGATCTTTCATTATTACCAAAAGATGATACTAGAAATCAACGGCATTTTGAGTTTATTCAACAACTCGAAAAGATTCTTCCATATGACCAAATTATTCTTGAATATAGATCAGGTAATCAATGTTGGATGCATATTGGATATCGTGGCTTAAAGGCAGGTGATACTGCTGGGCCTGGCGGTATAAATCGTAAAATGGCATTTACTATGTTAAATGATCAAACATATAAGAAAGATAATAAAACAGGATTTTACTTATTATGATAATCTTTACTCCTACTAATTTGTCATTGACTGAATTTGAAGGCACAACTGGACAAACAGTTACATGTAGTGCCGACTTAGCATTATATGCAGCAGGAACAAGCTCTTCAGTTCAAATAATTAATGTTGTATGTGATAATGCTCCAAAGGATTTAAATGTTACATGGAGTAACAATTCATTTACATTTTCAAGCAAATTTGCAAATATGTTTAATCGAGTATTAAAATTTGCTAATCAAGATGCCAATTATAATAAATCATTTACTGTAACAAATAGCCTTGATGATATACCACCAGATTTTGTTGGATTATATCAATATAAACCTCCAACCAAAACATCTTTAATTTTGAATTTTAATGTTACTGCAAAGATAAACATATCATCAACTATTCCTGCTGCTGGTCTTGGTTTATTTACTGTAACTGAACAATGGCCATTAACAATTACATATAATGATAGTTATTCAAACCAAAAGCTTATTGAGATCATTACAAAGGCATCAACATATAAAGATGCAATTACTAGTTATCCGGAGCTATTATAATGCCTGCATCAGTTAGATTAGGTGATAAATCAGCTGGACATTGTTTTAATCCAAGACCAAATGTTCAAGGATCGCCAAATGTCTTTATTAATGGCATAGCAGCTCATCGAGTAAGTGATTATTGGCCAAAACATAAATGTGGTAGAAGATCACATGATTCAATTACTGCTCAGGGATCTCCAAATGTGTTTATTAATGGTCTTGCCGCGGCAAGAATTGGTGATGAATTAAGCTGTGGTGATCATTGTGCCGAAGGTTCTCCAAATGTTTTTGTAAACTAATATAAATAAAACATGGCAAAAAATATTCGCAGCTTTTCCGATTTAAACAATAATTTTTCGAAGCATCCAGTTTCGGGAGATCTTACGCTTAAATATGATGAAGAAGCAATAAAGCAAGCCGTTAGAAATTTAATAATGACCTCATATTATGAGCGCCCATTTCATTCAGAAATTGGTTCAAATATTCGAGGTTTATTATTTGAACCAGCTGGCCCGATGTTTACTGCACTAATGAAACGGGCAATAACAGACACTATTCAAAACTTTGAACCACGTGTTAAATTACTTGATGTCATGGTAAGAAATAATTATGACACAAATGATGTATATGTCCGAATTGAATTTTCAATAGTTAACACCATCCGCCCAATAACTCTAGATGTTGTTCTAAAAAGAACAAGATAATACATGGCAAATCAAAAAATACAAGTTGCAGAATTAGACTTTGATCAAATCAAAGCTAATCTTAAAGAATTCCTTAAGGGTCAAAACACCATTCAAGATTATGATTTTGAAGGGTCGACCATGTCTATTCTTCTTGATGTTTTGGCATATAATACTCATTACAATGCTTTATATACAAATTTAGCTATTAATGAATCATTTCTAGATTCAGCTGTTAAGCGTTCAAGCGTTGTATCATTATCAAAGCAATTAGGTTATATTACAAAATCTGCACTATGTTCAACAGCAATTGTTGATATTACAGTTAATTTATCGAGTCAAGCAGTATCTCCTCCAATTACTGTTACATTACCAAAGTATAGTCCATTTACTGTTAATTTAAATAATGTTCAATATACATTTTATACTCTTCAAGAGTATACAGCAGTTTTAAATAATAATAGATACGTATTTAATAATATTGAAATTAAAGAAGGCACACCGTTAACATTTAAGTATACTGTTACACAAGGTCAACGTTATATTGTTCCAAATAAAGATGTCGATCTTTCAACACTTAAGGTAAGTGTTCAAGCTAGTTCAATGTCTTCAAAGTATGTTATATTTAAGCGTAGTGATACTATTATCAATTTAGATAAAGATAGTACCGTATACTTTGTAAATGAAATCGATAATGAGTTATACGAAATTTCATTTGGCGATGGTGTACTAGGTAAAGCAATTGAAGCTGGTAATATTGTACATCTAGAATATTTAGTTACAAGTAAAGGCGCGGCAAATAATGCAAGATCCTTTCAATATCAAGGATCAAACTTAATTGCAAATTCAACTGTTTCAGTTGTTACAATGAAGTCATCAACTGGCGGTTCTGAAATAGAAGATATTGAAAGTATTCGATATAATGCTCCTCGTGCTTATTCTACTCAAAATAGAGGTGTAACTACCGAGGATTATAAGAGCATTATTCTAAATAATTATCCAAATGTAAGTTCTATTAATGTTTGGGGCGGAGAAAATAATAAGCCAGTAGTTTATGGTAAAGTATTTCTATGCATAAAGCCAAAAGAAAGTTTAGTTCTTACTATTGAAGAAAAGAATGCTATTAAGAGAGACATTCTAAAAGCCAAGAATGTTATCTCAATTACACCTGAAATTGTTGATCCAAAATATACAACTATTCAAGTAAATTCATCAGTATATTTTAATTCAAAGTCAACCAATAAAACTAGTGATGATATTAAAGCACAAGTTTTAACAACAATTAAAGATTATAACACTAATAATTTACAAAAATTTGATTCTATTTTTAGAATTTCAAATTTAATGTCATTAATTGATAAGAGTGATCAAAGTATTGTAAGTAATATTACAACAATTAACTTACACACCAGTGTTGTGCCAGTTTATGGTATTTATGGCAATTATCAGATTTATTTAGGTAATCCAATTTATTATTCTGGCGTAGCTGAAGAAAGTATTAAGTCAGGTGGCTTTTATACCGCAAATAGTGATCAATTACATTATCTAGAAGATGATGGAATTGGTAATGTGGTAATGTACACTTATTCAGGTAAACAAAAAACAGTTGTTAATAAAAATATTGGTACCATTGATTATTCAACTGGCTTAATTCTTATTAAAAATTTGTTTATTGATAGTCTAGATCCAAATACAAATATTGATGAATTGAAATTTATTATTAAACCTCAATCATATGATGTAGCCTCAGTGCTAGATCAAATTATTTCTATTCCAGAAGAATTAATTAATATTAATGTTTTGGTGGATACAATTTCAATGGGTAATACTGGTGGTGGAACTAATTATATCTTTAGTTCTAGCCGATCTTAATAATGCTTCAAAAAGTAAAATTATCAACATTAGTTGCAAACCAATTTCCTGAGTTTATTCAGGAAGAATATCCCGCGCTTACTTCTTTTATAGAAGCATATTATAAGTTTTTAGAGCAAACAAATACTAGAAACTTAAGTAGTTATCGTGATATTGACGAAACTCTTGATGCATTTATAGTTCATTTCAAAAATGAATTAAACTATAATGGCTTTTATACTGCACCAGAAAATGATAGATTTATCCTTAAAAAGATTAAGGAAATCTATTCAGCAAAAGGTTCTGAAGAATCATATCGTCTATTATTTAAGTTACTCTTTAATAAAGACGTTGAAATTTATTATCCATACAAATCTGTACTACGAGCATCAGATGGTAAATGGAATCAAGATAATTCATTATTCATTGTTCCTACTTCAGGTGACATTAATACATTATTAAATAATACAATTAAAGTAATTTCTGAAAAAAATAGAATTACTTATGTTGTTGTAAAGAAAATTAAGAAAATCAATGATTCATTGTATGAAGTATTCATTGAGAATAACAAATATCTTAAGAATATTACTGTAACATCAACAATTCAATATAATGACTTTGTTGGAAGTATTTCTCCTACTCTTGGTACATATGAAGTAATTACACCGGGCTTAAGCTTCAAAGTTGGTCAATTACTTACTGCTAGTACAAATACTAGCAAGGGCATTATTAATGCTACTATTAAAGTAGATAAAATAGATGCACAAGGTGGTATTAAAAGAATATCAATTATTAAATTTGGTACTGGATATTCTTATGACTTTTATGCAAACATTCAATCAGCAAATACTAATGCACCGGGTGGTATTATTAGTATTAATAAAAACAATGGTAATGTTTTAACTTCACCGTCAAAAACAAGCACTTTAGGTTTTATTGATGAAGGCTATATTAATATATCTAATTATTATGAGCAAGACTATGCCGATAATACTTATGTTGGCGACATTATACAAACATTTAGAACAGAGATTTCATATGATTTAGATGTGTCAAATACTTCGGTTGATAATATTCCAGCCGAACAAAAAATGGCACTGATTAAATTTAATATCAGTCCTATTGCTAAGTATCAGGGTTATTATCTTAATAATGATGGTTTTATTTCTGATGCTGTTTATATAGAAGATCAGGATTATTACCAGCCATATGCATATCAAATAAAGATTGATGAATCTTTAAATAGTTATAAGAATATTATTAAATCTTACTTGCATCCTGCAGGTACAAGACTATTTGCAGAATATCAATTAAATAATATCATTGATGTATCATCTACAATTCAGTCACTAATTAATTATCAGTTGATTGAATTTATTGATACAGTTCATCCAATTGATGAAAATATTAAGGATATCTCTAAATATAGAGATGATGGCATTGTAACATCTGATTTTGATATTGTTGATGTATCAAAAGCATTAGTTGATGATGCACCTATTACTGATATTAATAATAAATTAGTTGAAACAGCAAAACAAGATTCTATTATTAGTAATGATGTTAATCAATTAACTAATAATAAACTAATATCTGATGATATTACTTCAACTGATGAATTAATTAAAGATTATAGTACTACATTTACTGATAATGTTGATGTAACAATATATCTATATAATGCCGATAATTATGCAGAATATGGTTATTTTAGTGAAACACAAGAATTTATTGGAATAACATCAAATAGATCTATTGAAGATGATATTGTAATTGATGATTTTGATAGTATTTTAAGTGGAAAATTAGTACAAGATACTATTTCTTTAGTAGATGATAGTTCATCAGTAGCAAATAAAGCATTAAACTTACAAGATTCTGTAACATCATTAGATAGTAATGAGTCGAATAATACTAAGAATATACAAGATTCTATTAATGCTATTGAAACTAATGCAATAAATAGTTATAGATCTGTTCAAGATTCTGTTTCTTTAACTGATTCAAGTATTCCAAATATTAATAAATCAGTAAATGATAGCATTAGTTTAGATGATAAATTAGTAAATAATTATAGTGCTAATTATTCTGATATTGCCTTTGCAATAACATCATATGTATATAATGCCGATAATTATGCTGAATATGGTTATTTTGTAGATAGTGAAGAATCAATTTCAGTTGTAGTGTCTTAACTTTAATTTGAGTAGTTTACACATTAATATAGTATAAATAATTTTAATAAATTAGGAGAAAATAATGGCATTTAATAATGAAGTTAAATTAACTGGCATGCTTACTATTAATCGATTTGATAGTACTGGTGCCTTAGTAGAATCAGTTGAGCATAAGAATCTTATTGTAACAAATGGTAAGAATTTTATTGCTTCACGCATGGCTGGAACCACATCTGCAGTTATGTCACATATGGCTGTCGGCACAGGTACTACCGCTGCTGGTGTTACTGATACAGCTTTAAATACTCAAACTGCAATTGTTGCATTAACTTCAACAACTGCAACTGATAATACTGTAACCTATACCGCAACTTTTGGCGCCGGTGTAGGTACAGGTGCTCTAACTGAAGCTGGTATTTTCAATGCTGCTTCTGCCGGCACAATGCTTTGCCGCACAGTATTCCCAACTATTAATAAGCAAGCTGCTGATAGCATTTCTATTACTTGGGTTGTTACAATTAGTTAATGAGTTCAGTAATTACATCAGCATTACGGGCATCTATTGCTCAGGGAATGTATGACGAGATTGTATCTCGTCGAGCAACTTATTACACATTTCTTGGACAAACATTGTCTTGGTTAAATCAAGATGAACCAATGGTTCCTCGTGATGATTTGAAATATGAAAATCAAGTTAGAAATAACATGATTTCATTAAAGCAAATTACTGAATCAGATATATGTTTAATTGTCCCACGTATTGATTGGGTTAAAGATACCGTATATGATATGTATGATGATTCATATTCGGTTGATAATCCAGCATATTCTGGTGCAACAAATATTAAAAATGCTAAATTTTATGTTTTAAATAGCGAGTTTAATGTTTACAAATGCATATCAAACAATGGTGATGCACCATCAACAGTATCACCAATTGATGTAGGCGTAGATTTAATTCATACTTCTGATGGGTACATTTGGAAGTATATGTTTAATGTGCCAAGTGCTTTACGTAATAAGTTTTTAACTAGTGCCTTTATGCCAGTTATGACTGCATTAAAGGATAAGTTTTATACTTCTGGTACAATTGATAAGATTAAGATTCTTAATCCTGGTTCAGGTTATACAACTGTTCCAGATATTGTTGTTGTTGGTGATGGTACATCAAGTACTGGTATAGCAAATACAAAAGCCAAATTAACGGCAGTCATGGAAAATGGACAAGTAACTAATGTCATTATCAATGATGCTGGTTTAGGATATAGTTTTGCCAATTTAGAACTAGTAACAGATGAAGCACATCGACCAACTGTTCCAGCAAAGATACAAGCAGATTTATCGGTTGGTACATTAAATACAATTCAATCAAATGTTGAATTACAAGCAGTGAATGGATCAATTGATTTTATTAAAATGATATCAAATGGTACTGGTTATGGCGCTGCTACTGTTTCTATAACTGGTGACGGTGAAGGCGCAACGGCAACAGCAGTTATACAAAATGGCCAGATTAAAGGTATTAATATACTAAATCATGGTAGTAATTATACCTATGCAAATGTTGAAATAACTGGAAATGGTACTGGTGCAACAGCGCGAGTAATTATTAGTCCACCAGGTGGTCATGGTAAAAATGTTGAAAAAGAATTATATGCAAGTGCAGTTATGACATATACTTCAATTTCAGTTGAAAAAAATAAAGGCTTTACTGTTAATAATGATTATCGTCAGTTTGGTATAATCCGTAATCCGCAAAAGTATGTATCAACTGATAGATTGATTTCTAGTTTAGCATCGGCATGTTTTAAAATTACTGCACAATTTGATCCTGAACTATATGAAAATGATATGATTTTAACTGATAGTTCAGGTCATAAATATTTGATTATAGCATTTAATACTTCAACAATGCTATTACAGCCATTGGATAATCATCCATGTATAGTAAATCAAATATTGAATATGCAAATTAATGAAAATACATATAGTTTTAAAATTATTGATGTAGAGTCACCAGACTTTAATAAATTCTCTGGTGATATATTGTATATTGATAATAGAAAAGCATTTTCTCCATCACTTGAAGAAACTATTGTCACGAGAACTGCTATCCAGTTCTAATAAATAATAGCATCAAATACGAAAGATTAGATATGACGATTAACTTCAACACCAATCCATATTACGATGATTTTTCACGCGAAAATAAGTTTTATAAAATCTTATTTCGACCAGGTTATGCTGTTCAAGCGCGTGAATTAACTCAAATTCAATCAATTCTTCAATCACAGATTGAAGCAATTGGTACAAACGTTTTTAAAAATGGATCAATTGTATATGGATGTCAATCAGCATATACGCCGGGTGTATATCTTAAGTTAAAGCCATCTACTCTTGCATCAACAATTAAAGGTTTGACTGTTACTGGTCAAACTTCAGGTGCTACTGGTGTTGTTAAGTTAATTACTGGTGATAATACTGCACCAGTTTTACATTTTGCTACTGTTACTGGTTCATTTGAACAAGGCGAAACACTTGTTGTAACTGGTAATAATATTCAATTAGAAGTATCATCAGATAGTCCATTTACTAGTAATTCATATTTCTTTACAATTAAAGAAGGTATTATTTACGTAAGTGGTCATTTTGTATATTGTGAGGAACAAGTAATTGTAGTTTCTCCAACATTAATTCAAAATCCATCTGCACGTATTGGTCTTTTAGTCAATGAAAGTGTTGTAACATCTGAAGATAATCCAGATTTATTAGATCCTGCGTTAGGCTCAAGTAACTATTTTGCACCAGGCGCTGACCGTTATGCAATTGAACTTGTATTAAAATCATTTGAATATGACTCAACAGTTGAAGGCAGTGATAATATTAGTGTTAATAATTTTGTTGACATTGCTAATATTAGAAATGGTGATGTAATTAATATTAAGGTTGACTCTGACTATAATAAAGTCGAAGATGCCATGGCTAAGCGCACCTTTGACGAATCAGGTGATTATACTGTTAAGCCATTTATTGCTAAAGCAATTAAAAATATTTACAATAATGATGATCAATTTACTATTCAAGTATCATCAGGTAAGGCATATGTAAAGGGCTATGCCTTTGAAACAACTAATACAACATATATTTCTGTTAATAAGGCCCGCGATTATAACACAGTAAGTGGCTTTCCAATCGCTGCGGATTATGCAAAATATGTTACAGTTAATAACTTAACGGGTTTCTTCAATCCAAATACTTCAATTGTTATTGATTTACATTCAGTAGCAGCAATATCAGTATCATTAACTAGCGCTAGCTATAATAACACAAAGATCGGTGCTGCAAAAGTACGATATGTTAAGCGTGTTGGTACTAACTATAACATGTATCTTTATGATATTAAGGTTAATACTGGCCATTCATTAAGCGAAGTCAAGAGTTTCATTTCAGTTAATGTTACTAATAATACATATACTCTTAATGCTAAAGCAGATTATTATAATCTAAATAATAATCTTGTTTTAAACTCAACAACTGATGATTCATTGCTATTTCCAGTTGCACAAAAGTTTGTTAAGACCTTTAAGCCAGGCGGTAGTTCTGATACCGTCATTTCAGCATCTAAGACATTAACTGGAGTAAATTTTGCTCCTGGCACTGGTACGTCATCTGGTACTTCAGTCGCAACACTTACATTACCAACAAATGAAGAATTTATTGGTACTGGCTTCTTAAGTGCTGATGCCATTGCTGACAGATTTTATATTGCCGTAACACAAAGCATTACTGGTACACCTGCAATTGGAGAAGTATTAACTCCAGTATCGGTTGAAATTGTTAATCCAAATACTGCAATCGTTAAAGTAACAAGCCAATCAACTTTTACAGCATCAATTGCTTTTAATTATACATTAAGCTCAGCTCAAGCAAAGACCAAGAGTCTAAAAATATCAACTCTTACTATTAATTATGATGATACTAAGAATCTTAGCGATTATCTATCAGTAATTAATTTAAATAAAGTCGATGTTGTTTCAATTACATCAATAACTGATGAATTAGAGCAAAATTATACTCAAGCATATACATTTAATAATGGTCAAAGAGACGATTATTATGATTATTCAACATTAACTGTTAAATCAAATAGTCAATTGCCACAATTAAATGATACATCAAATACATTTATTACTATTGAATTTAAGTATTTTGAACATTCAGGTAATAGTGGTTTCTTTAGTGTTGATTCATATATTGATATTCCTTATGAGAATATTCAAACATATACAACATCATCTGGTACTAAGATTAAGTTATCAGATTGTTTAGACTTTAGATATATTCGTACAGATAATACATTT